AGCACTTGTGCCACCATTTGCAATAGGTAAAGTTCCTGTTACATTAGTAGTCAAAGAAACACTTGATAAGTAACCTGAAGGGTTAGTAGCGTTATATGGAGTAAACCCTAAAGCACCTGTTACATCAGCAGAAAGTAGGCTAATTGCCCCTGTTCTTGTATTGAATGATGTTACCCCACCTTGATATTGTGGTACATTTAAAACGCCTGTAGAGCTGTTATATGTTGCAGCACCGTTAGTACCAGTAGTTGTTAAGCTTATGGAACTCCTAGCTCTTGCATTCGTAAAATAAAGGTTAGTATTCTCAGTAACTAATGAAGTGTTATAATCACCATTTAAAGCTAAAATAGCACCAGTCCTACCAAATACAGAAGAAACTGTAGAAGGTAAAGGGTAAGCCCCAGCAGGTGATTCAATAGTAATTATTTCATTAGTAGTATTAACATCAACAACAGAAGTTGTAACATTTATATCTATAACATTATTTGTAACTACTATATCTATATTTTGTTCATTAGATGTTACTGTTGTACTCATTATATCTTGGTTATGTCTTCGTAAACAATAAAGTTACCCCAAATGTATGTCTTCTCATTCCCATTAGGGAACAATACTGTCATATCATACACATAAGTCCCTGCGGCTATTGTTATTTTATAATTAATTGTAATCTGATTGTTATTTACACCACCAACTGTGATTGCCCCATTGGTTTCAGTCAAAGTAAGTTCAGCAGTTGTGCTGTTAGGTTTCTTACGGATTTGAATTTTTACATCTGCACCTACTAAACTAATAGGCACAAGGTTGGCAGTTAGGGTTAAAACCTGACTCCAAGTATCATTTTGCCATATCTGTATGTTGTAATTTGCTGGTCTAAAATCAGCATTTGTTTGAGCACAAGCCATTATCTTATATTTTTACAAATTTACTTAATTATTCTTTCCCTTATTTTGCCCTATTTATTAAGGGCAAGAACCATCTCCCATCTCTATTGTTATACTAGGATAATATCCATTAGTAATTTGACCTCCAAAAGTCCTACTTGAACCAGCCGTTTGAATACAATTTACATTCAATTTAGTATCAGTTACTTTTACATAATCACCACTAGCTGTATTATATGAAACAACAATAGTATAAGTACCTAATTGGTTTGTTATACCATTTGCACTATTTCCAGCAGTTACAGGAAATGTTACATCAGTAATTGCAACTCCATTAACAGTTACATTAGTAATGTTAGCAGTAGTGGTATTATTATTAATATCTACCCCTGTTTCTGTTCTGCCTTGTGCAGACATCATTATCCCTTGTTTTACTAATTTCATTATACTACTATATTACCTATTATATACCATTCATTAGTTGCTCTCTTAATCAAAGTTAACCCTGTATATCTATTAGCTATTGTGTATGCACTATCCTTACTCACTATTGTAACACCACTTGCAACCGCTATTGAAGTAACACCTGCTCCATATTGCATAACAGTTATTTCAGTTCCAATAGGAAAAGCTACACTTGCATTAGTAGGAATAGTTACTGTATTAGCACTACCTACATTCATTTCAATAATTTTACTTGCATCACTTAATACTAAAGTATAGCTGCTTGTTTGAGTATTGTAAACATTATAGTTTGTCAATAACCCTTGTACTAAAGCAGTAGAATTAAAAGTAACTGCATTACTTAATTGTACTGCACCTGTTACTCTTAATGATGAACCACTATTGTCAACTAATACATCACCAGCACCACTTGAACCTTTAAAGTTAAAGAAGTTAGCATAAGCCATAGATATAGAACCATTAACTTGTAACTTATATCCTGAACCTAAATCTGTTTGAGTTCCAATTAATAAACTACCTGTTGGTGTTATTCTTGCTCTTTCAGTTGCAGTTGAATCACCACTTGCACCTGCAGTACCAAATATTAATTGTGATGTACCATTTGCTCCTGAACCAATAACCTTAACAAATGCCTGTGATGTTCCACTAAAACTGTTTGCCGTTTCTAAAAGTAAACCAACAGTACCACCTGCTGCTTCGCTTCTAAATTTAACATCAAAATCACCACCATTTCTTACATCTAATTTATTAGAAGGGCTATTTGTTCCGATTCCAACATTACCATCACTTGATATCCTCATTCTTTCGCTAACATTTCCAGCACCATTAAATGTATAAAACCCTAATGATATATCATTGTCCGCAGGATATATTGCTCTAATTGCTGCAACAGGAATCGTACTTGAATCATTTACAGCCCAATTTATACCCCAATTATACTTTGTATTTGTTTTATTATCAAGTGTTAAATATGTAGTATCTGATGACAATGCTTTAGAAATACTTAATAACGATATAGGATTTGTCGTTCCTATTCCAACTCTATTATTTGTACTATCTACATATAAAGTATTTGTATCTATTGTTAAATCCCCACTAAAAGTAGCACTTGTACCATTTAAAGCACCTGTTAAAGTACCACCACCTAAAGGTAAATAACTTGTATTATCATAAATTATTGTAGTACCTGTAGCCTTTACAAAGCCTGTTCCATTTAATTGTGTTTGCGGTGTTAAATTACCAGCATTCCAAATCTTATTTCCGTTAATAGTTGCTAAATCATTACTTGGAACTTGTAAATTTATTCTATCTTGTGAAACTCCTGCTCCATCGTTTGTAACATATAATTCTAAAACTTGTGCTTCTGCACCTGTTGTAGTCTCTGCATATAATCTTAATCCACTTGTATCACCACTTCCACCAAATGGATCATTTGGGAATCTTAATCCTTTAGTATAATCACTAATACTTGAAGCTTCCTTTAGCACAATTTGACCTGTCATTATTCCACCTGCTAAAGCTAAGTAAGTGCCCGACACCGCAGATATAGCAGAAGAACCGAATACCGCTAAAGTACCATCCCCTTTAATATAATCCGTAGCTGCACCTGCACCTGTTAAAGTTAAAGTTCCTGTACTTGTAACTGGTGATCCAGATACCGAGAAAGCAGCAGGAGCAGAAAGACCAACCGAAGTTACTGTACCACTTCCACCACCAGCTTTTTGCCATACAGTTCCAGAGTAAATAACTGTGTTACCAGCAAGAAAAACAATACCATTCCAAGTACCACCTGTGCTTACTAAGTAATAATCACCAGCAGTTCCTACACCATCAGCAATAGTTGGTGTGTTAGTAGCTGCATTCCAAGTTCCTTTATAAGAAGAACCCATAGTTGGTAACTGAGCAGATGGCACTTTACCATCTGAACCCAAAGTAGCTACACCATTAGCAGCACCTAAAGGAACAGAACTAACTACTCCAGCACTTGCCGTTAATGCACCTGTTAATGTCTTTACCTTTAAATCTCCAGTTATTTGTAATTGATTACTCATGTCTTAATTTCTATTTAAAAATTGCTCTAATAAACTCATCAGCAGCCAATGCTCTAGCCGTTGCAAAGGTAAGTACTCCTGTAGATGCGTTAAAGGTTACATTCTCATCTGTAGGTACACCAGAGGTAGCTATACTTCTAACCTCTATACCACCTCTTGAAACACTCACACAAACCTTACCAATAGCACCTGCAAAGGTTACAGTTGTTTCACCACCTGTAGCAGTATAGTCAAACATTACTACGTTAGAACCTGTGACAACCACGCCTGTTGGAGTTACTTGAGTTCCTGATATTGTATAAGCTCCTGTACCTTGTAAAGACACGCTATATGTTGATGCTCCCTCAACAGGACCAGACATTTCTAAACTAACAATATTCACTAGACCAGTAAATACACTATAACCTAATGTTCCTGTACCATCACCATTATCATTGTTTATCTGAAACTTAACTAGTATTTGTTCCTTTAATCTAAGCTTAGTAAGCAAGGTTAAATAAGAATAATCTGTAAGAGCTATAAACCCATCAGCAGATATGTTCCAATTAATTTGAGAGCCTAAATACTCTTTAAATGAGCTTGAATTAGTTGTAGTAACTTCTACCTGATCTACGCTTGTGCTAAATGTACAGTTTGTAGCAGCAGCAAAAGGTACACCAACATTTGTTGAAGTATTATACTGAAAAAGAAGTATGTTAGTTCCGTTTATTACTGATGGCATTATTTCCTAGTATTTAAGTTTTTAAATATGTCTATATCTATAGTTGTTCCGTTGTAGTTTATCTTCTTTAGTACTGACTCTTGTACTGCTTGTTTCAAATCCCATTTAAAGGATTTTAGTAAATATGTGTAAGTATTAACCGTATCATAAGAATATGTAAACTTACTATCCAACCAATATCCTATGCTTTTGAATTGACCTTCTAATACTGTTTGAGTTTGTACTTGGTCTATACCAATATCTTGAGCAACTAAAGTAAATAACTCTGTGCTACCTGATGTATTTCTGCCGAATTGATTAGCAAAACCACCACTATTTTCTGTTGTATACATACCCACATAAGATGATGCTGTTACTTCATAAGGGTTATTTGCCACTCTAGAATTTGAATCTGTATTTCTGAATACTTCATTATACATAAAGCCTAAAGCAAAGTTATCAGTTTGTGTTGGTTTAAACTCGGAATTAATACTACCTATTTCCCTATATGCGTCATAAGCATATATTTGAGATGTTGGACCAACATTCTGTATTAAAAAATATGAAACTATTAACTGAGGACTTGCACCTGTGCTTAAAGGTCTTAATATTGTTACTGATATTGTACCATCAATAGGAACTATAACTTGTTTTGGAAATCCAATAGGAAAACCTCCTAGTGTATAGGATGTAGTTGTAAATGTTCCAGTATTATCTAAATAATAAGTTGTTAAACCATCATCTGATGTAATTCTAACAAAATATCTTTCAGTACAATTATATGGAGCACCTGACCATAAAATATTCAAATAATCACCAGTTTTAACTATACTACTAACAGACCTAAATGATCTATTTGTTTCTCCTGATATTGTTGTAGTATCAGAAGTTAATAATCCACCGTAAACAGGGTCTTCTTTTGTTCCTATCATACCTGTTTCTACCCATGCATCAGCATTGTTAGTACTTGACCATGATAAAAACCATCCATTTGTTATTATTTGCTTTACATTATATATTGGACTAAACTGAGTATAAGACTTTTGTGCTCTATTAAATGTAACCATTAAAGATTGCCCAATCTGCTTATAATTATTAGTACTATCTATAGCAACAGTAGTTGTATTGCCAACTGTTTGTGTAGACTGGTATGTTCCTGCACTATTATAAACATAATAATCAATAGTAGCTTCTCTAGTCAAAGCACCATAAGCAGTTAAATACCACTTATCTTCTTTGTAGAAACATTCCCATCCAAACCTATTACATAAATATTCTAATATATCATAGTAGTTTAAATACTCACCATATTGCTCCATCAAGTAGTTCTTCTTTAAATACATATTTTCTATGTTTCTAGAAGTTACATTTGCTGTTTTATAATACTCATTAACCCATAAATTTAAAGTAAACTCTGTTTTAGCAAAGCAATCAATAAGTAAATCTTTTACACTAACTTGTTCATCAGAATTAAATCCTATTCCATTTGTTAAATTAAAATAGTATTTCTTGTTCTTAGTTCTAGCTAAACCATCAACAAAAGTCAATGACAAGCTATTTAAAGACACAGGAGAATATTGAACACTATCTACAGGTATAAAAAATCCTCTCCATATAATGGTATTCCATGTATAAGAGCCATTATAAGTTCCCTTTGTAATAACTACCATAAAGTCGTTATCATCAGCCGTAAAGAAGTCTTGTAACAAATTAGCATAGTTAGTGCTAGGTTGAAATTCGTTCTTTACAATATTTAAAGTAGCTCTTGTAGCTAGTATTGGTGTATAAGCATTACCCTCAGTATCTATGGTTTCTATAACAAAAGGACTATTAGAACCAGTTAAAGGAAATACAGTTGCACTAGAATAGCCGTCTTTGTAAATCTGAGCCCTATAGACGGTGTTTGTTGCATCTGGTATAGCATACACATCATCAAATATAATCTCGTATTTTGGGTTTATAAATGCCATTAGAACGTATTATTATTGTTTCTACCTGCTTTGTTCATTAATATTAATAAGTCATTACCGCTTATTCTTGCTTCTAAAGTTCCACCTCCACTACCCATAAGTGATTTAAGCTTATCTAAAGGAGCTACAACCTCTGGGTTGTGACTAGCACCAGGATATTCTCCCATAAGACCCATTGTAGGACCTGAGATAATACCACCGTTAGCAAATTCTTTAGGCTTACTAGATAATTTAGATTTTAAAAATGCTCCTGCTGCAATAGCTGCAATACCTGCACCTAAAGCTAATTTCCATTTTAAAGGATTTTTTAATGATTCAATAGCTAAACCTGCTAATGCCGCATAAGCGACAAGGGCTTTACCTAATTGCATTAAACTATCTGCTAAAATTAATCCAAGACCACTTAAAACATCTACTTTTTCACCTGCTAAAGCTTTACCTAATGATTCTGCTAAATAAAATATAGAATTATTAACAAGGTCAATAACCATTTTATTAATATCATTTACAGTAGTTGCCCATGTAACTTCATACTCTTTTACAACTTCTTGAGAACCAGCTATTGCTGCATCAGCTCTTCTTATAGCATCATCAATTTTATCAAATTGTTCTGCCGTAAATCCGCCTATTGAAGCTAAATCATATAATGCTGCCTTATATTCTTCTAATATTTTAATTCTATCGGCATTATTTGTTTTGCTAGATAAGTTTGCAATTTTCATTGCAACATCTGATTGTATTTTTAATGAATCTAAGGAATTTTGTAATTCTCTATTATTTATAATTTCAACTTCTCTTGCAAGTTTTTCTTTTTCAGTTAGCTCTTTTCTTAATAAACCTTCTTTTATATTATATGTTTGTCTATATAAGTCAGCTATTGTATTTTGATAAAATGTTTCTTCAATTATACCTTGTTCATGCCAAGCTATTAAATCAGCCATAGCTTTTTGTAATAATTCTACTTTTTTAACATCATTACCTTCTGCATAAGCTAATTGATTATCTAAGTTTTGCTTAAATAATTTTTGTTCTTCTTGTACAGCATTAATAAAATCTTTTGCATAAGTGTCTTTAGGTTTTGACTCTTTTTTACCACCACCACTTACAGGAATAATTCCAGCTGTTGCAATTTTTTGTAATTCTAATATTTTGCTTTTTACTTTTTCTACAGCAGTAGCAGCATTTAGAACAACTTGTTCTTGATTCATCCATTGTCTATCTGCTTCATTTGTATATGTTTTTGTTGCTAATGAAGTTACGTCAATCTCCTTGCTTAATGATTGATAACTTAAAAGTCCATCTTTTGCTACACCTTCTGAAGCTTTAGCTGTTTTTTTAGCTTGTCCAGCTAATTCTTTTTCTTTATCTAATATCTTTACTAATGCAACATAATCATCTTTATAAGCAGCGATAAGAGCTTGATTAAGCATTGCTTCTGTAACCTTATTAATTGCTTCTTCTGATTTTCCTGTTTTTATCGTATTCTCATCTAATTTAATACCATAATCTTTTAATACCTTATTTACCTCACTTATAGCATTTTTTCTTTGAGCATCTGTTGAGTTTGCATCTCTTGCTATTTTTACATAATTTGTAAGTAATAATTCATTAGCATAATAATCATTTTTAGTATTTGATAATGCTTTGTTTAAGTCATCTTGAGATTGCTTTAATTCATTGGTAGTTTTTTTGGCTTTAAACATACCTAAGTCCCAAGCGGTAATTAAGGCTATAATAGCAGAAACTCCCAAGTATATAGGTCCTGTCGCAGCAGCAAATCCACCTACCAAAGCAGGAAGGTTATTTTGAATACCTCTAAATCCAAATGGTAAATCTTGTAGAACTAATGCTAAATTAGTCCATTGCATATTATTTTTTTTCAATGAACCAGTTGCAGCGTCTAGTCCAGATGGTGTAGGCATTGAAGCTGTCATTTTCTTGAAACTGGCACTTGCTGGATCAATACCATTTGCAACTAATGATTGAAAATCTTTTTCCATTTTTTTAGCCGCAGCACCTGCTTGTTGTGATGCAGGACCAAATAACTTAATTGCAGCTTCTAAGTTTTTAGCATTCTTTTGTATATTGGTAGCAATCTTTTGGAACTCTTTATCAGTACCATTAAATTCACCAATCATCTGATATAAAGCATCATTAACCCCTTGAAAATCGAGGTTTAATTTTAAGTCTACTTGATTATCTGCCATTATGCTATTTCTTTATATTATCGTATTTTTTTAAGACCTCTTGAAGTTCCTCAGGTGTCATTACCCTCTGCTTTACAAAGTTACGATTATCGCAGTCAAGTGGTAAAAGCTCATGTGGCTTTATCTTTTTACCTTTTGGTAGTTTTATATTTAACAAGATTGTAGTTTGCCATCTTGCTCTTAACCACTTTTGTTCTTCTTTATGACGGTAGCCATACCAAACAAAATCTAACTCAGCCATCGTCATATCCCAAAACAAATGGGGAAGCACTTGGCACTCCCCCATTGTATATCTTTCAATATCAATCCACTCTAATTTTTTTTTACAGCGTCTTTTGCAGCTTTCTTATTAGTAG